ATTAACACTAAATAAGCAAATGTAAGCTGTGGTCGTTTGTTCTGTAAAAAGTATTTCATAGTTTTTGTTTTTAATTATGGTGTAAAACTACAAACAATATTTTAAACTAAAAAAACTTTAACAAAACTTTAACATTTGGATAGCTACTTCATACATAGCTTTCATCTTTTTAATCTCACCTATATTTCTAGGTAAGTTAATATTTACTTGCTGTCCTGTACTGTGGTGTATGTAGCATTGTATAACTGATATTATTTCTCCGTAAGTCATTTAATATACAAAGTAATTTCCTTTATGTGGATTCTCTAATTGTGAAGTAAGTGCATAACGCATAGCATCTATAGCGTGATTGTAAGCATCAATAGGTTTGTTTAATTTGTTTCCTGTTTTATCTACCATCCATACATAGTTTCTTAATTCGTTTATTAAGTTCTTACTCCTAGATGTTACATAAACTTTATTTTGATTAATTAAATTAAGCCCATATACGATACTATCTCTACCTTTACTAACTGGTAATATATTATGCCCATAACTGTTTAACTCAGCTATTGATTTAGGCTCTGCACTATCAGCATAAATAATATCGTTAACTTCATTTGTTTTAAGTAGGTCGCTTATATCAGAATTAAGTAAACCTTTTTGGTATACTAACTCATCAAATATAAAAGCATCGTTATACTTGTACATAGCAATTAAACTTGTAGGATCATTACTATAACCCCAGTCCATTCCGTAACATAATAACCTAGCTTCTGCAGGTAATTGTATTTCTTGCCAATCAGGAATACATACACCTTCTAAAGAGCCTGTTAAACCTAGTCCGTATACTTGCCACCAGTTAGCCCAATAACTAGAAGTTTTAGATTTCTCTTTTGCTGATTCAATTTCTTTTACAATAGTTTCAGGTAGTGCTTCATTATCTAAATAGGTAAGTGTGATGAAGTCAACATCTTCTTGGTTTATTATTTCTCTATCTACCCAAAACAAACTACTTGGATTGTAATCTAACCATATATCACCACTTGTTCTAATAGCTAACTGATAGTAAGAATCAAAATCTACATTATTGCACTCATTAACATAAAGTACATTTCTTCTAGCTCCTCTTAATTTATCAGGTTGATCTACACTAAAGAATTCAATATAGCTACCATTACCAAAAGTGTATTTAAGTGTACTCTTATTAAATTGATTATCGCTATATCTACCTAGTGCCATCATTATTTTTAAGAAGTCCTTTAATGCACCTCTGCGTAAATGTGGTATAGATTCAGATACTACACTTATTTCTAATTTAGGTGTTTTAATTGCTCTATCTATTAGTATAGGTAAAATAGAAAAGGTTTTAGAAGCAGATGTACCACCTCTAACTACCTTTATACGCTTTTTAAGCTTCAATAACTTCTTTAAAGCAGTAGTTACTATAAATTCCATTATCGTTTATTACAGGTCGCCTAAATCGTTTAAATCAAATATAGGCTGTTCAGTTGTAAGAGTTACATCTTTTGTTTCTCTTGGTTTACCAGCATAGTAGTTATAGAATAATTGTGTGAATTTAAAATCACCTCTTTCTAAACCTTTTTCTAATGCTGCAAATGCTAAAGGCTCTAATGGAGTAAGCTTTTCAATTAATGCTACTTCTGAAGCTTTACTTGGTCTACCTGCTCCATCTCTTGCTCCACCTCTTTTATTTTCCATTTGAATTAATTTGTTTATTCAATTTAAAAATAATATAAATAACTAATTGTTAAACTCCACAGAATCCAGAATCACATTCATTGAAATCATCAAAAAACATTTCGTATTGAGGTTGCCATTTTTGAATTTCAGCATAAGTAATATCTTGCCTCCAAGTATTACCTTTCATAACTTTTGCTTGATTTTCTTTTTCAATAAACCATTGTAATTTTTCAGGATGCAATCCCATCATTTTTTTTAAAAGTATAGGATTTTTATGCATACATCCTACGCAATTATTCATCCAAGCAAATCGAACAGGTTTATCTTTCCAAAATAACTCTATTTTATCTTTATAAATATTATCTTCTATTAATGGATAACTTGGCTTTTGATATTCAAATGATTTCCATATATTATTTCCATTTTTAGATTTTCCTATAATACCTTTGTGGGTTAATAAACCATTTTCATTTAATTTATTATTTGTATTTTTTGCCCTATTAGTTTCATTTGCTCTAAAACCAAAACGACATTCCCAAGCATCAATATTTAAAGATTTCCAATAATTAAATAATGGATCAACTTTTAATTCTTTTGTACAAAATCTTCTCATTGGTTGAGGTAAATTTGGTATTCCTGATTTTCTATCTATAACTTCTTCAAAAGTTTTACCTGTAACCCATTTAATTTTTCTTCCTGTAAATTGTTCTAAATCAAAAATAGTATTTATTATTATATTATCTTCTAAAGTTCCTATAAATTCAATTCCTAATTCATCTGATACCATTTGTCGTAATTTTTTATCAGGGAATAAACAATTAATATCATTTGTTCTTACTAATGAAAATGCTCTATAATCACTAGGATAATTAACTTCTAAATAAGCACTTGTTTTACCACCTGAAATACTATTAAATGTTTTCATATCTTTGTTTAAGTATCTTTTTATATAAATCATTTACTGATTCTTTATTACATCCTCTATTATAGTAGAAGTTCATTACTCTTTTTATTCTTTGTAGATCTGATTGCTTTTGTTTTTCTTTCATCTTATTGTCCTTTACTTATTAAATAATACCATAACCAAATAATCTTAGGCCTTATAAATTCATAACACATCCAAATTAATAAATATTTCATATCTTAAACTATTTTGTGTCCATTAATATTATATCCTTTCTTTACTGCTATAGATATTACAGGTAGTTTAACTTTTAAAAAGGTAGCTGCTTCTTTATATGTAGTAAATGTATAGAATTCTTTATCTGGTGATAGTATTGTAATTGTTTTTCTTTTCTTAGTTTTTATCTTACCATCGTAAGTATTATCTACTATAGTTTGTAAACATTTAAAGTCGTCTTCTTCCCATTGGTTGTATTGTTTATCCCATAGGTAGCACTTAGGTTGTTTATATAGTATATCTATTACATCGTAAATATTTTGTTTATTCATATCCTGCTTCTTTTTTAAATTGTTGGTATACTTCTAATGTTACTGGTAATTCTTTTCCTAGCATAAGTAACCAATTACCAAAACCTACAGTTAATTCTTCAGTAGTTACATACTTACTTATCTTTTCTCCTGCTAGTAATTGTATTGCTGCACTATACTTTTCCATTAAATCTTTATCGTAATCTTTAATATCGTTAAATACATTAATTCCGTGTAATACTGTAGCGTGGTTTTTATTTAGTGTATCTCCTATCTCTTGTAATGAATAGCCTCTATCTCTTAATAGCTTATAGTAAATCATTCTAGCTTCTATAAACTCATACTTTCGTGTTTTAGTTGTTATATCTACTCCTGTTACTTTTTGTATTGTATTTAATACCTTATTTTTTATTTCTTCTTTTATCATTTCTTAAATCTTAATCTTATTTTACTTCCTAATTGTTTTGCAATTATAGTTAAAGTTATAAAAGAAACCATTTCAATAGCTCTGTAAATACCAGCACAAACTTCATAATCTTCTACAGCTTCATACTCTGTAATAATTTCTCTTAGTTCATCTATTGTACTTCCGTTTTCAATTTCATACAAAGCTATTTTAAAGTGTTCTTCTATTCTTTCTTTATCCATTACAAAATTCCTCTTAATACATATTGGTCCAGGTCTACTCCTTCAGTTTGAAAGAAGTATTTATAGTTGCTAATACCTTGTTTAAACTTTTCTTCACCTTTAGCATAAAATTCATCACTACATTCAAATATAGCTATATCTAAACTACCTTTATCTATTGCAATAAATACAAAGTTATCTACTCCAAACATTTCTCTATACAGCCAAGCTTGTAAATCGTAACTATATTTATCTGCTGAGTATCTAAAATCTTTTATACCTGTAGTAGTTTTTAAATCTATAATAGTATTGCCTTTTAGTATATCTGCTTTTGCTCTAATTGGTATTCCATCTATCATAGCTATTTGTGGTACTTCAAATTCTGCTTTTGTTAAGTATTCTTTTACTGCTTCATTTCTAAACAAAGCGTCTGTTAATCTTTCTGCTGCTTTTAGTTCGCTATTGGTATAAACTTCTTTTCCTGTTTCTTTTGCTAGTTTGTATTCTTTACTTGCTTTTGTAGCAGCTTCTACAAATATCATATTGTCTAATTTGTTTGGCTCTAATACCATTGTATGAAATAGTTTACCATCTCTTAAAGCTTGTGTTTCTCCTGAGCCGTATTTAGTAGTAAAGTAATAAGTTTTAGGAGAAGATAATAAAGTTTTAATACTTGAACTACTTAAAGCGTTTTGCCCTAAGTAACCATAGTAGAAATTATCATCATACATATTATCTAATATTTCTTGTTTATCCCAACGTTTTCCGTCAAATGTAGTTATCATATTATCTTATTTTAATGTTATTTAATAAATTCATAGTTTCATCTGTATTTAATACTTCTCTGACTTCTTGTGCGTACATATCACTTAAATCAAATTCTT